ATGTCCCAATGGTCACTTTCACAGCTGCTTTCTTCATTGCATGAGGATGTTCAGCTGCGCCTTGCCACTGTCCGGAAGACGTTCAATCACCCAGGGTCCAAGGGGGATGCCAGTGAGAACGTGTGGATCAGCTTGCTGGATACCTACCTACCAAAGCGCTATCAAGCTGCGAAGGCACACGTGGTGGATAGTCAAGGAAATTTCAGCCAGCAGATTGATGTGGTGATTTTCGATCGGCAGTATTCACCGTTTATTTTCACCTACGAGGGTGAAATCATTGTTCCTGCCGAGAGCGTCTATGCGGTGTTCGAAGCCAAGCAGACAGCGAATGCAGAGCTGGTGGCGTACGCCCAGCAGAAGGTGGCAAGCGTTCGACAGTTGCAGCGCACTAGCCTGCCAATCCCGCACGCGGGTGGGGTCTATCCGCCAAAGGCCTTGATGCCAATTCTTGGCGGGCTGCTGACCTTTGAAAGTGACTGGAGTCCAGCGCTTGGGCCCTCCCTGGAAAGGGCACTGACCGCCAATCCCGGCGACGGGCGCTTGGACCTTGGCTGCGTTGCTGCGCATGGTCACTTCTTCTTTGACCATTCCAAGGATCGCTATCTCTTTGTGAATGAGAACAAGCCCGCGACGGCGTTCCTCTTCAAACTCATCGCCCAACTTCAGTTCAGTGGGACCGTACCGATGATTGATGTTGAGGCTTACGGCCAGTGGCTGACGAAGTGATGGCTTGGTCATGGCAGCTGTTGGGCGCGACATGAGGCATGCCTGCCCGGGTACTCCGCGCTGTTTAGCGAGGAAGCTTGCCTGAGGGAGACGCCTCTAGGCTTCACGCGCTTCGTGCCCAGCTCGAGGTGCACCGAGTGAGGTCGCTGCCTTCCGGCCCGGAGCACGGATGTTTCAACTTGGGGCGTCGCGCGATTAGCTTGTGCACAATCAGCGTCAGCGGGCCAGCGCGAGGCTGGCTGAATCTCTAGCGATGCCGCGACTATCCCTTCCTCCGAGTCCGAGTCCGAGCCCCACCTCGACCACGTGGCGGGGCCGACCTAAAGGAAGAGGTTCGCAACCTCCAATGGCCACCTCGACTGCTGCGAGAGCGGCTCGGCCACAATCATCGATAGCCTGCCGGACAAGAGCATTCCAGTCCCCACAGCATTGATTACGCTCGTTTGAACTACGCCGCCGGGCACAGCCGCTCCATTGGCTTTGCCTCAAATTAGAAGCCGTGCATTGGCGCCGCACCAAATTCATGCACTAGCGTTGTGCAATGTCCAACTACACAGCATTGGCGCGCGCGCGATTGTGGTGCAACACCGCATCGATCCATTGATTAATCAATGAGATACAGAATCATAGTTTTGCGCGTGCAACACATGGAGCCTGATCAATGCGTGATCGGAAACTGACCGGCCCTTGGGCCGGTTTTTCGTTTAAGGGCGGCCGACTGGTCACACCTGAAGGCCGGGAGCTATTGCCCGAAGATCTCGCGTGGCTGGCACTGACCGCCGCCCAAGCACAGGAATGGCGGCGAATGATGGAGGCCAGACGCCCCGGCAGCAAGCCGCGCAAGAAGCTGCAGTTCGAAGCCGCCAACGTGATCGACCTGGCCACCGTCATAGACCGCCCCAAAGAGCTACCAGTTCGTCGGATAAGCCTTCGCGCGTTCAAAGGTGCCGTCGGCACTAATGGCGACGCCTGAGGGCTCCTGAGGGCCATTCCCACGTCGGCCATCGTGGCGGACCTCCTGCAAGTCCTGCCGAGCCGTGGACGCTACCTGAGGCGCCTCCTTGTACGGGTTGTAGGCCGGGCCCCAGCGGGCCATCTGCACACACTGGTCGATGCGGATCTGCCACTTGGTGCCTTGCTCCGTGAGGCACGTGCACGTGCGGTCTATACCTTCGCCAGACGACATGCAGTAGAGGCGTGGCTCAGCCTTGACCTCACGCCCATCCAATGCCGGCATTGACCACGGCATCTGCGAAACACGCGGGGTGTGCGCTTGGATGTATTCCTGGGCATTGGCGTATCGCCGATCTGGAGCCTTGCCGAGACCACCAAGGCCACCCACGCTGCCCGAGAGCCACGAACTGGCAGGCTTGGGCTGTGCAGCTGCAGGTGCCGCCTTTGACTCAGGCATTTCAGGACCCCACACCAACCACGCGATGCTGCCAATGATCAGCAGCGCCGCCAGCACGAAAAACAGCTTCGCAATGCGCTGACGCCAAGGAATCTTGGCCTTCGCAGTGTGCACCTCAGCGGAGTCGTAGTCGGCGTAATGCTCTACTGGATACTTCCATACCTCGAACTGTGCCTTGCTGCGCAGTGCGGATGACTTGACGTCTTCATAGCACTCAGTGAAGCGGAACAGTCGCGCAGATCCCTTGTCGTAACTGATCAGGTGTTCATGGGATGAGATCAGTGGCCGCAGGTGCGAGTCCAGGTACATGGGACTCTGTGTGATCAGGTAAATGTCTATGCCTTGATGCCGGTGTGTCTCGAGATCAAGCACCTCAGGCGGCACTGGCCGCCCACCACTGCGCGTACGCCAAACCTGCTGCGCCTCATCGACAAACAGAACCGCATTCGACGGCAGATCACGCCACTTGCGCGGATCTGCGAACGGCTTGACGAAGGGGGCTTTCAGCCCACGGAAGCCGAAAGCGTAGACCTCCATGCCATCGCCATGGCGCTTGTACATCAGCTGGATGGCGCGCAAGGACTTCCCAGCGCCATTCTGGCCTGTGATCAGGTGAAGCATGCCCTACCCCCTACTTCTTCTTCATGCGCATTTTCAGCGCGCCTGCAGCTGCAGCGGTGGCATAGGCGGAGAGGATCAACGTGACGTACTTGTCCACATTGAGGAAGCCCACCCACGCAAGAATGTCGCCGGGCGCGCCATTGATGGAGCCCTTGATCTGATCCAACAACGGCGTAACGGCGAACTCCTGGGCAACGAAGTTAAGACCCAAGAAAGCGAGCGCAGAAAGAATCCATTGCCCTACTCGCGTACTGAAAAGCCGGGAAAGCCCGGCAAGTAGAGGACCCCACATTAGCCACCTCCAGTGAGAGAACGACCAAGAATTACAGAGGCGTGCAGCCAACCAAGGAACAGAACGTACATGCCAAGAATTGCAGCGCCATCGCACAGTGCATCAAGACCCTGCACCCCCATCTGCGAGAGAACGGAATTGTTCAATGCGGGACAAGAACCGCCACCGAGCCAACCATCGGCGTCGAGTCCGTCAACGCCAAGGCCCTTTTCGCTGACGCCGACGTAGTCGGTAGCCTCCAGAGTCTCGCCATAGTCGTCGTCACCATTGCCTTCCTTTGTCAGCTTTTCTACGGCACAACGCAGCATGTGCACTTGCTTTAACTCTGCGCACGCAACGGGATCACCACCGGTACAAACGAACTGTTGCGCACAAGTGCCGTCGCCGGTCAGTGTGCCGTCACCGTCCCCCTGCCCGGCGCCGCACAACTGCTGCCGCATGACATCAACTTGAGCGCAGGCGACCGCGTTGCCTTCGCACTTGTACGTGGCTTTGCAATCACTCGGGTTGCCCGTGATCTTGCCGCCCAAGCCCTCAGCCTGGCACCCAGCCCGCCACTGCTGAAATAGCTGTGCACACTGGATTTGGTCACCGCTACAAACAGGTGGTGCAGCACAAGTGCCACTACCGCTGCCGGTACCGCTGCCGTTGCCGGGATTGGAGCCGCCACCGGGATCAGTGCCGCCGCCGTCGCCCGGGCAAGGCTTACCGTCAGGACCCGTAGAACCGGCAGGACATGGATCAGGGCCACCACCATCACCGCCACCACCATCACCGCCGCCGTCACCACCACCATCACCACCGCCGTCTCCCCCGCCATCACCGCCGCCATCGCCACCACCATCCCCTCCCCCATCACCGCCACCCGGATCGGTGCCCGGATCAGGCTTAGGCTCAGGCGGTGGCGCATCGGTGCTGGTGCACACGCCAAGGCCCTTTGAATTCGCCATATCGAACGTGGAGTAGAAGCTGCCCAGCGCGGGGTCTTTGTAGCCCTTGTACTTGCAGCCTTTGTGGCAAACGAACTCCTGATCAGGCTTCCATCCGGTCTCTTCCGGCTGCTTTATGCAATCACTACCCGCCGACCACCAGTAAGACGGCCAACCCACGTCACGCCCCGAGCGGTCCCATGCGTTGTAGGACCCTCCACCGCCGTTGTAGAGGTTTTCGTTGCAACGCATCGGCTGCCATGCCGAAGGGCCGTTCTTGCCGTCGGCCATGCACGCGGTATAGGCCTCACCTTGCGTCGGGTACTTCCCACCGGATGCATGCGCAACCGGAACGAAGGACGCGAGCGCAGCAAGAGTGAGGCTGAGTCCGAGAGAGGCAAACGGCATTGAAAGATGCCTGTACACGGCCATCTCAATCACCCCCGAGCTGAGAGCCGAGCCACATCCCGCCGACCATGCAGACGTAAACGAAGTACCCCATATACGGGTGATCCAACAGTTCCATAGCAACCCCCAATCACGAAATGAAAAGGGGCCACCGAAGTGGCCCCCAAGGAAGCACCGATTAGGTGCCCTTACGCGGCAGCTTGGCTGCAGTGATGCCCAGGGTGATCAGCGTGATCGCCACGCACACGGCGATGGCAATACCACCCTTGGTGGTCATGTACTCCGCAGCGCCGTCGACGCTGGCGGGCAGATCGGCAGCCTGCGCGAACGCAGACGCTGAGACCAGCGAACCGACGACAACGCCGGTAACCTTCGAAGCGGCGGACTTGAAACGGCCCTTGATCGACGGGCGAGCGATGGTGATGTTCTTGTTCATTGCAAAACTCCTGTGATGGTTGACTAACGTTCAAGGCGTGCACCCTTGCGAATCAGCACAGCCGCGATGACACCCACCCACACGATGATGGTGGCCCCACCGAGGGCAGCACCTTGCTCAGCTGTAAGTGGTGGAATCGGCGACGGTGCGTCGACCCATACAACGGTGGTGCACTGCCCGCTGCTGGGATCGAACTCGGCACAGGCCGCGTACTTGGTCGCTACCAACTCAGTACCGGCCATGAGGTTTAGGCTCCAGCCTTCGCAGAGGCAGCAGGCTTGGCCTGGGCATCCTCAATGCGCAGCAACTTCATTTCGTAACGGTTGATTTCAAGGTTGCCGTACTCGCGGTTCACGCCAATGGAACCCGGCGCCAGCGTGTAGAAACCCGGTTCGTAGGGAACCGGCTTGCCCTCAACCTCAACGGGTGCAACGTCGAAGCGGTCCGGGTAGTGGTGGCCGTTGTGCAGGTACGCCTCCTGCTTGTGCATCTTGTAGGGCTTGCCGCTGGACTTGGACACGCCTTCGATGGTGTTGACCGAGGTCGAAACGATTTCGATACGAACGTTCATGCTCAATGACTCCTGTGCTGTATGTGGAATTGATCGCCATCAGGGGTAAGGACTTCGATATGCCCCCGATGGCGTAGGGCGATACCGGTACCAGTGAAGCCGTCGTAATCGAACGGCGAGAAAAAGGCCCAGCCTGCAGACAGGCCAGCCGTGAGAACCCATGCAGAAACCTTGGTAGTGATCGATGCACCAAACTTGGTTTTCTCGGTGATGCTGATGTGCCGCTTCTTGGGATGGCTTTCGTGATGAATCACGCCCTTCAGCCAACGCGGTGCAGTGGCAAAAGCTACAGGCGCACGCTCCACCATCTTCAGACCACCAAAACCCCAAAGACGCGCACCCTTGGGCAGGTGATGGCCGGACTTCGATTCGGCCTTGCTGGCGTACTTGGTGATGTAGCCGACAGGCGACTTGGCAAACACAGCATTGGTGGAGCCATGCGGCCACCAACCCTGCTGATCAGGCAACGGAGGCGTGACGCCCTTCGGGAACCACGCCACGATGTGGTAGTGCGGTCGGCCAATCTCAGTCAGTTCCATCACCCACACGTAGTGGAATTCGGGCACGTCCTGGCCCTTCGCATTGCGACGGAACCACTCGCGGTAGTGCTTAATCAGGGCGGATATGTGGCCGGGGTCCCACTGACCATCACGCCGATACGTGAGCGTGATCAATGCGACGCGATAGGGACTGTTGCGGGCGTACACACCCGTCTTTCCGCCCTGCCGGAGAATCGGTGAGCCGAACGCATCACGGAACTTGTGATCGATTGCGAGCGCAGATGCTTTGACACCTTTCGCCAGCTTGGACAGACGCGCTTGCTTCATTGAGGCCGTCGTGATTTCCATTAGCCCCCCTGCCCGTCAGAAGGCTTGCTGACATAGCGACGCCAAGCAGCGTTGAAGGACCCAGCCGCGAGAAGCGCCACAACGAAGCCGGAAAGCAGCTTTATGGCTGCGATAAGAGCGTCGTAGACGCTTTCGCCGCCAAGCATCAACCAGACGTAACCGGTGATCGCCGCAAACAGCAGGGAGTAGTACACAAGGGCTGCGGCCAGCATGGGGATGGCTTTACGGAGAGAGGCCATTAGCGACCTGCCCGGCGCACAGCGCCATACCACCACGGTGCGGTGATGACAGCCAGGGCGAACAAGCCCATAGCCAACTCAGGCGCTACGACGCACAAGACGACGTAGAGAGCCGCTACAGCGGCGAGGAGCAAAAGACCTTTGAACAGCGTGAGAAGAGGATTTTCGTTCATGGCTGCGGAGGCGTCCTGATTACTTGTCACTTGTCGGAGAGAGAGACAAGCCCAGCTCGGCGCTGCGCGCCTCGCGCTGCTGCAGGCAGTCCCAAGCGGTGCGAACGCGCATGTGCAGCCGCGAAATGCCGAAGGGTTGAGCTCCCATAAGGCGCGCGATGTACCACGCCTGTTTCCATTCAGAACGAGTCATAGATGCCCCTGTAAGCCCCGGTGTGGGGGTGCTGCGGTGATCGGGTGTATCGGCCCGGCGCTGGGTCCACGTCGAACGCAATTTGCTACGCAAATAGCGCTCGCCCCGGACCTATCGATTACGCGTGCGGTGGGTGACGTCGCGCTTGACACACACCACTAAGGCAGCAATCAGGATCGGAAGGGCCATTAGAAAAACGAGGTGATCCATGTCACGCCGTGCGGTGGCCGAAGGATCAACGGCGGGCGTGGCAGGCACGGCCTGCAGGGCCTTGGTGTCAGTCGCCATAGCCCACCCTCCCCTGCTGCAGGTCGGCGATCGTCTCGGCGTCGTCGGCGGGGGCCTGAGGCCCGGCGATCGCGGCGGCGGCGGCTCCCGCGGCCAAGGTGGCGGCGACCGCGGCGACCACGAAATCCTGCCGACGCTGCTCGGCTGACCTGGCCCACTGCCAGTAGCGGAAAAGCCGGATTGCGGTGAGCGCTGCCCCCAGCGCCATGAGTGTCACGAAAGCCCCGAGGAGAAGAAGAACCCCCGGTGGCTGTACCGCCAGCCACAAGCTCATAGAGCCCCCTACGCGTCCCTGTATCCCTGTAGGACCCGCCGCACCGGCACAGGGAAGGCCGGGGGCGGGTGTATGCGATCCCGCATACGGGGTCGATGTATAGTTTCCCGAATACACCCTGTCAACGGAATCGTGTACATGGATGCCGTCAACCAACTCCTCGACCAAGCCCGGATCGGTGCAAACCTCCCTTCGGACAATGCTTTAGCTCAGCGAATGGGCGTGACTCGCGCAGTCGTGTCGAACTGGCGACAGGCTCGAAATCCGATCCCTGATGAGCGAATTGCGCAGATTTGCGCGATGGCAAAGCTCGATGGCCCGCTATGGATCGCGATGGTCCATGCCGAGCGTGCGCAGACTCAGACCGAGCGGGCCCTTTGGCGTTTGATGCTGGACCGGATCAGCGCGGCGGCTGCGGTGTTTGCGCTGGTGGCACTGTCCATGCCGGGCCTCGCAAACGCAAAAACCGCCCAAATTCAGGCGGTTAGCGGTGCCGAGAACGGCGGTATGTATATTATGTTACAGGCAAGATCGCTACCCAAGAAGCCAGAGCCTCACCAGTCCTCAGATCCCTGACTTCACTCCTGGCCAGCGTTCCCACTCAATCCCCGCAGCGTTGATAGTCAAACGGAATCCGCAGGATCTTCCCGTCATCACCCGGACCGGAGATGCTCGCCTTCAGCGCAGTGCCATCACGCCGGTACTCGATGCGCTTCGGGAAGTCATTCTGCGGATTCTCGAACACCACCCAGTTCGCGCCATGGTCTGCAATGACGAACGTGGTTGGCGCCACGCCATTGGGCTGCACATGCAGGCCAGCCGCTTTGCCCGCCGGCACCAGGCGCATGTACTCGAATGACTCCATATCGCCGTGGCTCAGCGTCCGTGACATCCCAAGTAAGGCCCCGCCGGCCTCGGGCAGCCAGACCTCATCAAGCCTGCGCTCCTCGGTACCGCCGCACCAATGCCCGGCCAGCCAGTCGAACTCGGCCGGTGCGGCCATAGCCGCGCCACTTCCCAACGCCAGGCCAGCGCCCAGCACCGCCACCTTCGACTTCAACCGGTCCTGCCCTCCTGGTTGGGTTGGCTG